CTGCGCTGCGGTGGATGGCTTCGGCCTCGACGGCGAGGTCGGTGCGGGGAAAATTCGGCATAACAGACTCCTTTCTGACGCCACATCTTGTGGCTCACTGGAAGCGTTGCCACAAATGGATACATTTATAATGAAAATCGAAAAAAGTGCTTGCAATTTGAAGGGTTTGATGATATCATCAACAATTGCAGAACATTGCACGGTCATACCCATGACTGAATTTTATAGGAGGAGGTGGCGATTGAGAAATGCCGAACATCAAGTCCGCAATGAAGAGAGACGAAAAGTCCAAGCTGCAGAATCTGAAAAACAAGGCTGAGAAATCCGCCCTGAAGACCAACCTGAAGAAGTTTGATGCGGCTGTTGCCGAAGGCAACCGTGACGCAGCCGTCAGTACCTATAAAGTTGCTGTCCAGGCTGTTGATCGCGCGGCCGGCAAGGGCCTGATTCACAAGAACAACGCAGCGCACAAGAAGTCTGCGATGGCTCAGAAAATGAACGAGCTTGGCTGATCCACAGAATCTCGGGGGCATGGCAGTTTGCCATGCTCTTTTTGCTACCCCCACAGGAGGCTGATTATGAAAAAACGTATGATGCTGATCATCAACCCCATGGCCGGACGCAGCGGCTACAAGACCGGCTTCGGCGGCTTATTTACCCGCGCCGCAATGGGATTCTCCATGCACACATAGCGTGTCATGTCGTAGATATGATCCTCCTGCTCGGTGTTCACGTCCTCAACGTCCTTTTCGTCATAAACGAGGTTTGGAACCGTTCGGATGAAATTCTTGCACGTATTGAAGATATACAACATCGGCACGCCGTTCTCATCAAACGCGAATCGGTTGTGCAGCTGCATCTTGCCGTCGATGCGGGCGTTATCCCCCTTCTCGAAGTAGACGCGCTCGCGCTCAAAGAGCGAGCCGATGCTCTCCGTACCCTGCGTGCCCCAGATCGCGGGGTCGCCCACACGGAAGATGTGCCGCCCCTTGAGATTCGGGTCTTCTGCCTCAATGCGCTTCATCTCGCGGGCCACTGCCGTCGGTTCCATCTTCACGCCCTCGTTCGGTGTGCCCGTGCAGCCGTAATATTCCCGGATGTGGTAGAGCCGCCTATCTTGGTCGACCGCGAACCAGCCGATGGCAAACGGCCTTGAATAGCCCCAGTCCATTGCGCACCAGATTGGCCACTCGCGTGGGATTTGGAACGGTGCAATGACGTGCGTGTTGATGCGGTCGCGGTAGTGCTTGCTGTCATTGCGCCACTCGGTAAACACCTGCCCGGAGAATGTGTCCCAGTCGCCGTAGAGCAGTGCGTTCTTCTCCGCCTCCGGCATCGACGCGAGGCGCGTCAAATAGCTGTCGTCGTTCTTGAGCAGTATCTTATTGTCGAATACCGTGCTCGGCACAAAGATGCGGCTCTTCTGCCGATGTTCTTCGTGCCCATCTGGAAAGCGCACGACGGCATCCTCGCGGATGGTCCTCATCGGCGGCGCTGCTGTGATGAAACGTTCCTTGACCCATCCGTGCCCCACACCGCCGGGGTTCGCCGTGCTGCGGATGTATACACGCGTCCCCGGCCCGTTTGGCCGGTTGCGGGAAAAGAGGTAGCTGTATTCTTCCCATGTAAAGTGAGTCAGCTCGTCGAATGCGATAAAGTCATACGCCTGCCCCTGATACTTGATCTTGTCCTTTGCGTACTGCATTGATCCGAAGATGATTTTCGCCCCGCTTGGGAATGTCCATGTGTGGCTGCTGCCGTTGTAGCGCGCGCCCGGATAGATACGCGGGTAGTAGTTCAGCGTCTTGTCAATGAGCTCGGCAAGCTGCGGGAAGGTCTTTCGCAGGATGATCGCCTTGTAATACGGGATATTTACTTGACGCAACGCCTCGATGACCAACGCATCGGATTTCCCCCCGCCTAACCGGCTGCGCCGCCGTATAGAGCCTCGTCCTCCCAGCGGCTCATAAAGAGTGCCTGCTTGGGCTGCGGCTTCCATACCACGCTACGCTTCGCCATTCGCATCACCTCCCGCGTCCTGCGGAACAGGCATTACCGCGGGCAGCTCTGCCACACCGCACGTGCTTTCTCCGCCGTCGTCCTTTTTCTCGTCATTTACCCAGCGGAAATTGTATCGCAGGCTGAATTCCGCGCCACGCTGCCCGTCTCGGTCGAAGAGCCGTTCCTCGGCATAAGCCTCGATGCGGGCCTTCGCGCGCGTAACCGTGTCAACAAACCCTTTCTTCGCCTGATAGTTCAGCAGCGCCTGTCTGCTTGTAAATCCAAGTGCGAGCGCCAGCCCCGTCACCGTCGGCGGGCGCTGGTGAATGATAAACGGCTGCCCGAATTTGTCGAGAATCGGCATCCCGTCGTCCCCGATGATTGGCTCGCCTTTGCAATCCTCAAAGTATCGGTCAATGACGGCTTGCATTTCTTCGACCGTCACATATTTGGGAGGATGCCCATTTTTTGCCATGCCGCCACCACCTTTCTTTTTATGCTGCAAGCCCCCCGTCCTCGGCCTTATCGCGCAGCATTCTTATCCCCGCTCGGAGAACCGAGCTTCCTATTTCCGACGGTAACACGCCACCTTTTATTTCTCACCACGGGCGCAGAAACTTTCTCTTTCCTTTCTGCGCTCTCCACTGTATAGTTACATACACACAACATAGATATATCCTGCGTATAGCACCCTCTCCCGAAAGAAAAGAAATATAAAAGAAAAGAAAGGGGTTCTCCCTCACGGGAAAAAAAGAAGCAGGGCTTTCGCCCTGCCTCTTCTTATGCCATTTTGAGCTTTCTCTTGAGCCACGCCCGCAGGCTCCGCCAAACGTGCTCATCGCATCACCTCAATCATCTCCCGCGCTGTCGATCAGCCTGTCAAGATAGAATCTCGCCTTTCGCAGATCTTCCTTGCCGTTTTTCAGCGGCCAGCGCCACATGTACTTGAGCACCTGTCCCGTCAGCCATGCTTGCATCGGGTCTTTTTGGCACGTCAATGCGGCCGCAATGGCGTCGATGCACTCGACCCCTCCCGCCGTGTAATGCGCGGGGTGATTTACATTGTCATGCTCGATGCACGGACTATTGACAGGTGCGCCCCCTCTCGGCGGTGTACTCCATTTAAACGGATCGTTACTCATGGCGCGCCGCCTCCCGTTTGAGCCACTTCCACAAGTTTCGCCACGGGTGGGCTTCTGCGTAATTGGCGCGCTCTCGAGCATCCAAAAGGTCATCATGCAATGCTTGCGCGCTTCCCTGCCATTCGAAAATTTCTTTCGTTTGCTGGTCTTTTTCAACCTGCATGGTAGCAATGCACGCATTCGCCCGCCCAAGTGCCGCCTCGGTGTCATTGAGTTTGTTTTTCAAGTCGGCGGCTTCTCGCTTCGATGCCTGCCACGCTCTCCAATACTGCTGCCTCTGATCGTTCAAATGCTGAGCCGAGTTTTTGGCTGAATCTAAGTCCGCTTTCAGCTTCTCGATCTCGTTGTCCTTGTTGATGGCCTCGCCGTTCACGCCGCCGACCGCCGTTTGCAGCAGGAAGCCCAGCAGCTCCCAAACCTTGTTTCTGATCCGTTTCATGCAGATTTCCTCCCCCAGCTTCTCGTCGTAGTTCTCCGCGCTCACGCAACTCGAGCTCTCCACGATCTCGAAGCCGTTTTTCAGCACCGCGCGCACAACGGTCGTCTTGCCGCCCATCGCCACGGTTTCGTGGTGGTCGATGAATCGCTCGACCATCTCCGCGCTGATGCTCGGTGCCTCAGTCTTGAGCTTGCCGTTCACCTCGAGCGGCAGATACGCGCGCTCGAAGACCTCATTCGGGCTGAAGCTCTCGTACCCGTCCGCATAGCGCACCTTGTAGCCGCGCTCGACCTTGTAGCCGCGCGGCACTTTGTTCTCTGCGAGCGCAACGACCTTGCCGTCCACACGGTAGGCGGGCTCCGCCTCGATGAGTTTCGTTCCGATATACTTTTTCATAGCAAAATTCCTTTCTTTTTCGCCCGCAGGCATTATTTCATTCGTAATTGTTCTTCTTGCCCCCGGTCGCTCTCGACCTTCACGACCTTCACGTCTCCGTATCGCTCAATATCCATGGCGAGGCGCTCCTTGATGCCCTGCGCATCAGCGGCGGGGACGTTGGCTTTAATCGTGATCGTCAGCATTTGCGCCCTCCTTGTCGTCCATCTTTGCGCTCTCTATCTCAAGCGCACGTTCACGTAGATCCCCAAATCCATACTCGTCTTGCCATCCTAACTCAGAAGACGCTTTCTGACAGCTCTCGCACAGATAGCACGTCCACGGCGCACCATCGAAAACGCAACTGCGCTCCATCATAGCCCCTTGCTCGAATTTGCGCCCGCAACCGAAGCACACATGAGCCGCCCGCGTTTTAACAACCTTTCGCCCAACAACGTCCATGCGTTATCCCTCCTTCGGCTCGCCGTAGCTGCAAAAGTCGTCTTGCTGCATCGGCTTCCCACTTAACGTGCAAAGAGCCTCGCCTGATGACACCGCAAAGCTATTGATATATGCATACTTGCAGTCCTTGCAACGCGTCACCGGCGCAACATCAGCGGCGGGAATTGTCAACAAATCCCGTTGAATAATAGATAACTTGCGATTCTGCGCTACACTGTTTGCTGGGCTTCGTTCTCGCAAGACCGCCTTTACAGCAGCGGATCGCTCAATGTATTCAGCCATGTTCAACCCTCCTCCACATAGCGCCAGCTCTGCGGCGCGCGCTTGATGTCATATGGTGCTGCGCCGAATCTCGTATTGCGCAGACCGGTAAACTCGCTCAGTTCGCGCGGCGCGTCGTAGATGCGCAGATCGGTGATGTGCCAGCCGTAGCCCTTTTGCGCGTGCAGATAATCGTGTATATCCTTGAGATCAAGGCAGGACTGCCGTGCGATAAAATTCGTCGTCGGCTGGTCTTCGTTCTTAACGTAGTAGCTGCCGCCGCGCGCTTTGGTCTCAAGCTCGTAAATACGGTCGCAGGTAAATTCGCCGATGACCTTACCGTTCCCAAGCGGGCAGTTCAATGATTTCATAGAGCCGGTTTCCAGATAGTCGCGCATAAGCCGTTCCTGAGAAATCGGAATATTTAAGTCCTGCCCTCCAATGGTGCAGTAGATATAGCACTTAAACGGCGTGTCTATCTTCGGGCGCGTCTTGCGCACCTCAATCGTCTTTTCGCCGCTGGCAATTTTCTCGCACCACTTCGGGCGGATGCTCAGCATAACAGCCTTACTCATCCTTCATCGCCTCCAATGCAGCTTCCGCTTCCTCACGAGTAAGGAATAAAGCGTCCATTTATGCCTCCATTCTATCGATCACTTTTCGAATCACATCGCCGCCGTAAGCATTTTTCGTCAGCTCCAAAAACTCCGTAATCGTCATCATGCCGTGTACAAGGTCAACACCGTGGTTTCGGGCGAACTGCTTTCGTCCCATGTCACACGACCCGGTCAAGCGGTGGTGCCAGTCGTAAAAATACTGCGTCGGATATGCTTTCTCGCGGTCTGTTTCGCGCAGAAACGTATCAATGCGCCCATCTTCCGGCATATCCTCGAAAAGCTTGTCTCGCAACGCCTCCATTGCTTCGCGCAGCGTTTCGCCGTGTGCAAAAACATTGTCCTGCTTGACGATGTAGCACGGCGTGAGCGTCAAATCGCCGTTCAAAATTGCCCCGTGCGCAGTGTTGCCGTGCACGGAACGAATCAGCGTATTGACGCCATCAATTCGATAGACCGTTTCCCGATTGAAACTCTTAATTCCGTCGCCGTAGCCGTAGCCGTCGCCGTAGCCGGAGCCGTAGCCGGAGCCGTAGCCGTAGCCGGAGCTCACAGTCAGAAAGGCTTTGATTTTATCATCAAGCGTCATCTCTTCCACTCCTTTACGCCGCGAAGCGACACCGATGCCGTATCTGTGCACGGGATAATCTGGATCGCGCCCAGCACGGTCATTTCCGGGATCGTCACGGTAAAACGGCAGTTGCCCGGTGCTTTTGTGCCGTCTTGCGCCAGCTGCTCCACGGCGCACGCGCCGTCCCAGCTCCACAACTTGCGCACCTCGGTCATAGTGACCTCGGAGCCGTTGCGTTCTTTGATCTTGCCAAAGAAAACACCTGCGCGGTCGCAGCGAACGATGTAGTCCTGATTGGTGTTCATGATGAAATTCCTCCTGATTATTGTTAAAATTTAAAACTCTCTCTGAGTTTGTATCCATGTGCCTCCGCCTCCGCCGTAAAGTAGCGGTGCGCCTCGTTGATGTAGACGACGCGCCCGTGCGCAGTCGTCTCTTTCGTGGTCACGCCTCTCATCCCGTCTC